TGTCACGTTACCCGTCAAAGCCGCAGTAATAGTACCTGCGCTAAAGTTGCCCGAAGCATCACGAGCCACAACTTTAGAAGCTGTATTGGCCGAAGTAGCATCAACTGCCGCAGTTACTGCCGAAGAACCGTTATAGCTTGTGCCAGTTAAAAACGCGCCAAGAGTTAGTGCATTAGATAAAGAACTTGCTGTGGTGGCATTACCACTCAAAGCCGCTGTAATTGTTCCAGCAGAAAAGTTACCAGAGGCATCACGTTGAACGATAGCAGATGCAGTGTTGGCATTGGTTGCAGTAGTAAACGTTGGAGCACCTGTGCCCCCAGAAGTTACAACTTGTCCCGCTGTTCCAGCCGCTGTGACTGCATACGCTGTACCGGTTCCGTAACTAATACCACCAGCCGTTGCCGTTGCCGTTGAGTTTGTTCCACCGTTAGCGATAGGTAATGTACCGCTTACATGCGTTGTAAGACCAATCTTGCCGTAACTAGGGGCTACCCCTACACCACCAGAAATAATTGCATTACCTGTAGCTACATCGGCCAGCTTAGACAATGCAGTTGTAGTGGACGCAAATAAGATGTCGCCTATGGCGTAACTAGACTGGCCCGTACCGCCAGAAGTCGCTGGAAGGATTGAACTGTTAGTGGCCGTCAGTGTTGTGCCATCAGCATAAACGGAACGGCTAGAAGGGTACGTAACAAATACATCTTTGGTGCCAGCAGAGAAGTTAACAGCCGATCCGCCGTTGCTTGAAGAAAGCACCGTATTACGCGCAAGGAGGGTTCCAGCGGATGTATATGTCCCAATGCCAACTTCCCATTCAGTGCCTGTTTGGGCTGTAATGGTGTAGTAAGTTGTGTTGGCGTTACCAACTGCCGCAAAAGACTGGAACCCTGTGGACGCTCCAAGCAAAGTCACCGTCCCCGTACCCGTTGTGGTAGTCGTTTCTTTAACGCGATCTGCTAATACAAGTGCCATATTATGTCCTTACAATGTCATTGCAACATTTTGCCAGTTTGGTGTTTCGCTGTCATCAATCAATGACCAATAAAAATAATTCACTGTACCGACTTGACCCCTTGCTGACACGCCGTTCAGAGCAATTGATCTTTCGCCAATTGACACCGTGCCAACATTGCCAGTGGCTACTACGCCATTTTCTGTTGGGTTATTTGTTTCAGTAACATCACCTACTACACCAGAGGCTTCAACACCAGTCAAAGCAACAAACCGTTCGCCCATCCCAACAGTACCAACTGCGCCCGATGCTGAAACACCATTTGGGACAGGTGAGAAGTCAACATTACCAACTGCGCCTGAACCTTCAACGCCTGTTACTCCAAACTCTTTGCCAGAAATAATTGTCCCTACCGCACCAGAAGCCTCAACACCCGTTAAAGCAACTGTTAAAGAAGTACCCACTGTACCAACACTACCGCTGGCTTCTACGCCTGTTAAAGCAAATTGGTGGGGGCCAACAGTGACAGATCCAACTGATCCAGTAGCAACTACACCATTTTCGGTGGGATTGTTTATCTCTGAAACATTACCAACTTGACCGTCTGCTGATACTCCAATGAGCGCAAATGTTCTATCTGCTAATGCTACCGTACCAACTGCGCCAGAAGCTAAAACGCTTGCCAAAGCAACTGTACGCTCCCCCATAGAAACCGTGCCTACGGAGCCTGAAGCCTCAACTCCCGTTACGTCTGCACTCTTACTAGCAATACCTATTACTGTACCAACTGCGCCGGTAGCCTCAACGCCGGTAAGCGCAAAGCTACGATCCGCAAGAGTAACTGTGCCTACCGCACCCGCTGCTTCAACGCCTGTTAGCGCAACAGAACTATCTTCCGTAACCGTGCCTACCGCGCCAGATGCCTGAACGCCGGTAAGAGCAACGAGTACTGTCTGCTCCGCAAGCGAGGCAAACGGCGCTTCAGCAAATGCGGATATTCCAAACATGGCTACTCCGGTGAGTTACCCCACCGACCCTATTAGGTTGTAGCCAAACGAATCAAAGCATCTGTTGTGTTGTTTGTTGGCATTGTCAAAGTAAACGTGCCAGCAGTGATTGTTTGTGAACCAAACGTATGAACGCTTACAGCCTTATTGCTTTGTGTTGAGTTGTAGATCAACACGGCATCAAACGCTGTAGCCAAAGTCACTGTGGTGTATGTAATACTGGCCGAAGGCGTGACAAACGCAACACCCGCCGTTGCAGAGCTATTGGTTGCTGTTGGGGGTGTGCCAAATGTAACTGCAACACCGCCCGCAGAGTAGCCAGTACCAGATACTTCATTACTAGCAGAGTATGCTGTTGTAGAAGCATTAACCGTTGCGGTTGTTAAATACAACGCGGCTTTAAAGCTATCTGTTGCGCCGGTTGCACGAACTGGGGCAGTGCCGAAGTTGTGTGTTGCGGTCATCAACTCGCCCATAAAGCTGGTTGTCATTGCTTGAGTATTTGCCATGTTAGGCTCCTTAGTTAAAAGATGCGGCTTCTACCGCAGAACTTACGTTTTTCTTGAGGGCCACGTGCGCAGAACGATGCACAAGCTCCCCGTCCAACCAATACTCCACCCATGTGGTTGACTCGTTGTCATTATCCAACGAACCTTCGCGTTTTTCAAGCAAAGATTCGTCCATTTCGCCTTTGGTAGTTGTAACCAGTGCCATATTTTCTCCTATACAAGTCTAATGAGTGCAGCCGTGCTAGTGTTAGCAGGCATCGTTACGGTAAAAGTTTGTGTTGATGTTACGTTATTTCCAAAATCTAAAACACAGACAGCCGCGCCAGTAGTCACGTCATAAATTAACGCACCCCTAGCAGTAATTGCGCCTGTCCATGCTGGGCTGGAAAAGTTAACGTAAATAGTACTGCTGTTGGAACTAAGCGCAGTATTCACGGTCGCCGTTACTATTTGACCACCCGCTACATAGTTACCACCAGAAGCCTCGCCGTCTGATGTGTAGGCCGCAGTAAGCTGGTTTAAAGTAGCGGAGTTGGTATACAACGCCAATTTAAACGTGTCCGTTGCAAATACTAACGTGCTGTTAATTAACCCAGTCCGTAACGTATTGCAGGAATAATTACCTGTAAAAGCCATCAGGTCACCGCCTGTCTATATTGACCAGAACGATAAGCATCCTGACGCTCCATGCCATCGCCTAAACGTTTAGCTTGTGCAAGTGCTTCTTTATATTTGCCATCGTACAAGGCAAGCATGTCTGCCTCACCCTTCATGTAGGTGTAAGCCTCAACTAGTGAACCATATAAGAGCACCGTGTCAAAGTTATCGCCAAGCCATGACGTACCCGCAGTCGTGATTGACTCTGGGTAGTAATAGAAATGAAGTTCTGCCGTATACGCCGCATCAGGAGTTGGGCCAAGAATAAACGTCAGTTCAGTTGTAATTACACTACTAACAATGGCTGGGCCAAACAGTGCGTAATACTTTGGAATGCCAACATCTGTCGTAGGATTAGGGTACGCCTGACGAATGTAATTTACGTCTTTGTTTAACAAGTACTCGTAGTTACCAGACGCATCTATCACTGCCAAAGAGTATGTAGCAAGATAATCGTTTGGAGCTTGAAGATATTTGTTGCCTGACTGAATATTACCCGTCATGTTTTTGCGCAAAAACGGAAACTGCACCGTGTTATAGATGCGTAATTCAGCTTGCTCAATAAACCTGTTAATCTGTTCGGTAGTTGTCTCTATCCCGCCACTGGCAAGAGTAAAGTCCGGAAAATTATTTTCCGTATACGACTGAATAGTATCAAACAGTTGGGTGTAATTCATATCAAGCCATTGGGCCTCGCGCCATCACGCCTTTGGTAGCCGCGCCAGTACCACGGATTTTTATACCAGAAGTCTTTGGCTCTTTGTATGGGTCACGACTGATGTTACCAACAGACATGTTCACATCATTAGCGGTCAAACGGTTACCACCGTTATAGCCACTGTTCTTGATGTCTACACCGGCTTCACCGTTCATATTGTGGGGCGGAGCATAGACGCTGGCATCGCCAACTTCTTTACCCATCATCTTTTTGCTAAAAGTTGCCATATCAAGCTCCTTTTTTATAGGTGAAGGAAGACTTCTTTTGGTTAGCCACTTTGGCCAAACCACGACCCAGAGCTTTCATCTGAGCATTTGTCTTACCGCCTTTGGCAAGTTTTGTCATAGGCTGACCGGGATGTAGCTTCTTCTCGTGCTTATGCACGGCTCCAGCAATCATCTTTTCGTCTTGTTTTAAATCCGCTTTTTTCATTTCAAGCTCCTTATGTAACTGTAACCGTAACTGTACCAAGTTCTATCGCTAACACCAAGTTATTTGGCGTTAAAAGCGTATCAAAACTTCTTGCGCCACCAACAGGGTTGTACCCCCACTGAAACACCCGACTGCCTTGCTCTGGGTAACCAAACCCATCTTGGGTGGTGCTGTCCGTTAACAGAATCTGTAAGCCACTTTGGCCAGAAACTTGATAGCTCACATCAGGACGCGGCTCACGCACAGCTTGCGGATCATTGACTGGATACATACCCAGTTGCAACTGCGGCTGATCGGGATCCCAACATGCGGGGCACACCTTGATATTAAATGGCTTGGTCTTGACAATCTGTGTCTTTAATTCCTTGAGCTTATACCTCTGCGAACATCTGTCGCATTCAGCAATTGCATGTTTGCCTGATGCAAATTTACTAGGCATAGAACGTATTCCTTGGCACAAACCTCAACGGAGAGGTATCGCGGTCTTCTGCTTCAGCCAAAAGCCATTGCTGTTCATACTCAGCCTTTAGCGCCATCACACGATTGGGATCCATATCTGGCAACTTCATACTCAACAGATAAGCCAATCCTGCCACCATGCAGGGGATAAAACGGAACGGAATATCCTGCACGTTTACACCTGTGCCAGCGTCCTGAATACGGCGCATGCGGTAGTACACAAACATGTACTGATCTCCGGGGGCGTTAGGTGTAGGCCACACATTGATAGCAGGTAGGTTCTGCACGGTTATAGCTGCACCAGTAGTATGCGCCGCAGCGGTTGTGCCATTCTGTCCACGAGCGCAGTTTAACAACTGGTTGTTTACAGGGTCTATGTTGGGGTAACTGATGGTCTCATTATCAATCTTGATAAACCCAGCAGTGGTCAAACCGTCCACATTAGACAACGTGATTGTGGTGGCTGTAGATGAAATGGTTCCGTTAAGAGTAACCGTAGTGCTGTTTTCTTGACCAGACTGGCGGTTGTACCAGACCTGAATTGGGCGACCTTGTGCCAACTTGTTTGGCAGACTCATGTAGGTCGATTCTGAAATACCGCTGATGTTGATGTCGATCTGGTTAGATGTGGCATTACTCTGGCGTATAACCATGTCTAGGAGATTGATTGTGTCCGTGGGCATGGGGTAGATAGCCTGACCCGTCACCATTGGAATCTGGCCCTGTTCTACAGTCCAGAAGTTTAGACCACGGTTTGTCCACTCAATCGTCAGCAAATTTAACGACCGACGTGCAGTGCGGAAGTTATAACCCGTGCGAAGTTCTTGACCACAACGCTCAAACGCCTCCTCAATGAGGTCGTTCATGTCGAGGTCGAAGGCTGTGGTTCCGGTGGTCTTAGCCATTATCTATACCCTGCGGTTTTCTTTGCGATTGTTTTGGGTTGGGCTACGAATTGTTTTCCGGCGGCTTTTCCTGCCCGCTTGGCTTTGGTCGTCGCAGCGTACTCAGCAGGGCTGAGACTTTTGATCGCAGCTTTTGGAAGGTATCTTTCACCAGTGACAGAAGATTTTTTACCACTTTTAGTTGTCCAATCTTGTTTGCCCCAGTCTTTAAGAGACTGTTGCGGTTTAGCCAACCCACCACCGGCCATTTTCTTACTTGCGCAGTGTGCCTTCTCTGAGAAGCCTTTTGGGGCATCACAGTTTACGGCTTTCTTGCGCTTGTCAGACCACTTAGTCACGATACCCGCCACCTGCGGCTTTATACCGTTTAGCCATAACTTGTGCTTTTCTCGCGCTCCATTGCCCTGCGCCAGTACCAACGATTGCCGCAGCTTTTACGCTGTTAAAAATGCGTTTACGTAAACTGGGTTTGGTGTAGTTACCAGCTTCGTTTACCTTAGACTTTACCTTACCACCCTCTTTGAACTGGGTGAAATCAGTGTCATCCCGCCGCGCTTTTGTCTTAGCGCCGGGCATTTTTGAGGGGCGAATTGCGCCCATACCACGGGATGGCATCATAATTTAACAGGCGTAACCGCCGCCCTTCATAGTGATCATAGTACCGCGAGTTTTACCCTTGGTAGCAATACCATCAGCCCGCTTAGAAGCCGTCATGCCGCCTTTTTTGTAACCCATGTCACTGATCTTTTTACGATCTTTGGCATCTTTGGCGTCTTGAATAGATTCTTGCATCGCATCAAAGTTAGCGGGTTTTGGGATGCCACGAGACTCACGCTTTACTTCATTATCGGCTTCGTCTCTAGCAGCAGTAATTTTATCCATAGTCTCTTGCTTAGATTGCGACATATTTGCCCAATTTTTTTTGTATGCCTTTTGCGCGGCATCTTCACCAATTGGGGTTTTAGCCCGCCATGTAGTAGCCATGATATTTCCTTAGCAAGTTTTGCCGCCCTTTTTCATTACACGGGAACCGATGCCACCGGGGACACCAGAACCAGCCATCTTGATCTGCGTACCTTTGGTCTTGCCTTTAACAGCAACACCATCTTTGCTAGGAGCAGCAGTTTTAACTTTGCCCATGGATGTGGCACCGCCGCCAGCCATTTTCTTAGCGGGAGCGCCTTTTTTCTTGGCCATCATTGCCATGAAGCCGGGGTTCATTTTAGAAGCCATAGTATCACCACCTTTTGAAAATTTGCGGTTCTTGTCCGCGTTAGAAAATTCTTTGCCCACGGACTGTGGGACGCCTACCTTCTTAGCAAACGATGGATTGTTGGCCACCGCCGCCATAAAATTATGCTGTTTCTTACTCGTGCTAGGCATTACTTGCCCCCGGCATACCAGTTAACAAGCTGAACTAAGCCTGCGCCTACAACGCTACTAGCCCCACCGACCAACATCAAAACCTTCCAGCCACCACGGGCCTCAGACAACGTTTTGTCGATAGCAGACAGCGTTGCCTGCATAGCCTTCATGTTCTCCAACATTTTGTCCATATCATCTTGCAAATGCTTGATGTCAGACGCATGCGTAGCGAGTTCACGGGCAGTTTGAATAGCATCGCTCATATCAGCGCATCTTTCCACGGGTTTTACCACGCTGGGCAATACCATCACCACGGCTAGAAGCTGAACGAACAGCGCCGCCCTTTTTCATACCACGAGACTCGCGTTTTGTTTGGCTTTCAAGTTCACGATTCAAAGCGCCTTCTTCATCTCTGGCGCTCGTATAGCGGTTAATTCCGCTACCAATATAGTCAGAAACCTCACCAGCAGATTTTGCAGCCCGTGAAGGTGCGCTCATAAGCTGATCTGCTCCGGCTCCAATAGGCCCTTTATTTGAGCCATCATTACGTCCCAAAGCGGTTTCTAACGCAACTGCAACAGGGCCTAACCCCGCGCCAATAGCGGCGTCTTTTAAACCTGTTCGTTTAACCGAAGACAAACGTTCTTCTTCACCAGATGGACGAATGCTGTCGTACTTACTGGGTTTGTTCATACGGCGGGCTTCTCTTTCCCGATAGTATGCGGGAGAGTCTTTGTCTTCCTCTATGCCCATCTTACGTTTGTATGTAGCCATATTTACCCCTTAACAGTTCCAAGCCCTTAAAGACTTATTGATGCGTGAATCCGGATCGTTGGCGGTCTTGGCCGAGGTCAGCTTCTTTTTCATGCCGCTCATCCTCGCACAGAAAGAGTCTCGCCGGGAGCCGCCTTCTGGCTGGGGACGTTTCAAGTTCATGCCTTGCGCTTTCGCAGAGGCGCGGCCTTTGGCGTTCAAGCCGCCCTTCTCGGACTTGCCTTCTTTCCTCTGCCATGCTGGACTCTTAGCCATAATAAATCGTTGCCGTTACAGAATTACCAAGGCCAACGTAAACACCGTTGGGACAATAAATACCTTCGCCGGGAATCCTGATTGGCAAGCCTACCGTGCTGAATGTGTCCAATTCCAATAACAAAGTTGTGTACATGGTCACGTTGCCGGATGCACTAGCGGTTGTAGAAGTTACAGTAAACACGTTTGCATCTGTAACCGTTACTGCAAATACTGCATCTCTTGATGTGCCAGT